AAGTGTATCCTGACGACATTGAAGATAACTGGCTTGGTTTCCTTGCTTCGAATTCTTTGACCCGTAAGGATTGGCCTTTGATCCGTTATATTCTTGAATCTCACGTTTACGGCAAGATTGCTGAAGATATGGAATTGAATGAATATTACAAAGGTGTATATGCTGCCCCTGCTGCCGGTGTTGCCGGTGTTAGCGGAACTGCTATGGACGGACTTAAATCCATTCTGGAAAAAGTTGGTATCAATCGGTTGACAGGTACTGCGTTGGATGCTGCCACTATTTACGATCAGATCGAAGCTGCTTTCGAACAAATCGCTGAAGTGTATCAAAACACGGAAATGGTTGTTGCTATGTCTCCAAAATGGGCACGTGCCTTTTTGAAAGATAAACGTTCGTTGGGATTCTACACCATTGATGGTGCCAATAAGATCGATAACCGTCTGGACTTTGCTCCTGCTGCTGTTATTGGTTTACCTTCGATGATTGGAACGGATGATATCTGGATCACTCCAAAATCGAACTTCTTACATATTACCAAAAAGGGTGAAAACTCTTCGAAAGTAAATATCGAAGAATCAAAACGATGTGTAAACATCATGACCGATTGGTACGAAGGCTTAGGCTTTGGAATTAAAGAACTCGTTTGGACGAACGTTGCTGCAGGAGCTTAATTGCATAATCCTTTAAAAAATAAATTGTTATGAAAAAACAAATTTCTTTGCAAGACATAGACCACAATCTTGATGGTGGTAACATGTCGGGGATTATACCTCAGTTGATCTACGGATATCAGGAAGATGTTGACGTATGGCCTGCCGAACCCGCTGCAACTGTTGTAGCCGGTGAGGTAACCGTTCCGCTCACGATGGATGCTTCGGCTACCTTAACCGGTGACCTGGTAATGAAAACCGGAACCCGTGCGTTTAAGTTGGATTTTACTGAAGAAACCGGTAATCTGAAAATTGCACCGGTAGGTGAAATTGATGGCGAACATTTCGAATATACCCTGGCGCTGATTAAAGCTAAGATCACCAAAACGATTTTAGGATTTATGAATGCCGGTATTGAACGTAAAATGTTCTTTATCGTTCCCGATGAAAACGGAAACCAGTACCTTATGGGTGACAAACGCCGTGGATGTACATTCGTTACCGGTGGTGATGGTGCAACGACCGGAACAACTTCGGGTGATCGTAACCAAACATCTATCAGCTTTAAATACAAACGTCGAAAGGCATTCGTTTACGAAGGTGATGTGGAAGATATGTTGGTGATTGTTCCCTAAGAACCCATAACCCCTAAAGGGGGATAAGATAAGAAAGTCCTGCAGATAATGCAGGACTTTTTTTGTACTTTTTTAGCACGGAAAACCGCACGTTCTTTGCATGACTTTATAAATTCACCTAATTTTAAAAATGTATGGATGTAAACATCACGCCCGAAGTGCGACAAAAAGTTGTAGCCTGGGTAAATTCAAAAAGCAAGGATTTAAGTGCCGGACTTGAAATATTGGCAGAGACCGGATATAAACCTCACGTATGTGCCAATTTTGTAGCGAACCAAAAACGCCAGGATATTCCAAAAAAGTTGGAAAACGAACTGCGTTTGTACCTGCGTTATTATGCCAACCCGGCATCGGACATTCACAAGGATGCTGAACCTGAAAAAACGGAAGCCGAAAAAACCGAATTCCTTGGTAACATTGAAAAAGAGATCCTGAACGAAGAATATCCGGATATCATTAAAACGTTGCTGATTGAATTCTCCACATTGTACAAAGGTCGTAGTATCATGCACCAAATTTTAAAGGCTACGGGTGAAGACAATTCAAAAAAAGTAAAAGCCGAACGTGTACGTTTAATGTTCGTGATGGATGCCTGCAGTCGCCGGATGGATGACCTGTGGAAAGCACACGAAGCATACAAGGCTGATGGAACTCTTCCTGAAGCAACATTATTCGCTGAAACTTTTGACCCTTCCAAAATCACTCCACCTGTTGAAGTTGAAAAAGAAATAACCGGTAAAATTGTAAAAACTGCCTTTATCCTGGCTATCGATCTGCCCGGACTGAAAAAGCAATCGGACGGATGGCGTATCAAAATTTCAAAGGCTGAAAACAAACTGAACTACCAGAACGAAAAGAAACCGAAAGATGGTGTATTGAAACCCATGCCGGAAGGTCCTAAACGTATTCTTCAGATTAAACGCATTGAAACATTGAAATCTGAAAAAGAACAGATTGAATTGCAGATTGCTAACCTGAAATAATACCTGATTGAAAAAATAATCCGGAGTGACAGGATCCGGATTATTTCTTCTTTTTTTTTAATAATACGTTGGTGAAATTGTCCGACTTTAAGACAAGTTCTTTAATCAGTAACCAAATGAATGAAATCGATAAATATCAGACTAAAAAAGGACTGGCCGAACAGCGACATGAATTGATCCTGGCACATATCCTGGATCCGGATAACTCACCACTTCCGGAAGCATACCGCGAACAGTTTAACCGGATTGTTTCAGCCTCACAGATGCTGGATAGTTTCCACCCTGCCAGTGTATATCCAAGGTTACAGGCAAAATATAATATTTCACGCAATACGGCACGAAAAGACATACAGCTTGCTCAGGAGCTTTTTAAAAGCAAACATGATTTTGACTGGGACTACTGGCAACAATGGCAAATCAAGGACCTTGTAGATACGATACGGACATGCAAACTATTAGGTAAGCATAAGGAACGTATTGCAGCACAAAAAGTCCTGAGGGATGTCATTGGCGAAAAGGTAGTCGGATCCGAAGACCCAAAACGCATGGAGAAAAATGTATTCTATATCCAGCTGAATAATAATCAAAATACGGTGAATATCGATATGAGTAAGATTAAAGGAATGTCGGCTGACGAAATACACACATTGGTTGAAGCTATGGTGGCACCTACCGAAACAGATGATCAGATTTGTGAAATACTGAATACATAATGGAAAATACCTGGGAAGAAAACATCTCGCTTAACTCATTCCAACTTACCGCTCAACTCTTCCAAGCTAAACTTAAAATGTTGCTTGCGGGACGTGGAACCGGTAAATCGTTTATCAATGGTGCTGAAATAGATGAGAACGTCCGTATTATGCCCCGCGGTATCACAACGGTTACACAATTTACTTTAGGTCAGGCACTCACCAAAACACTTCCATCCTCATTTAAATACCTTGAAAAACTTGGTTATAAAAAATACGACGAACGGACTAAGTCAGGTGACTATGTGATTTGCCGGAAACCGCCTGAACATTTCTATGAACCTCATGAACGGGTAATGAGTTACGAAAACATGATCACGTTTTCAAATGGCCATGCCCTATATTTATTAAGCCAAATGGCCGGTGCCCGTGGACCTAATGCCGATTATAATATCACAGATGAGGCATTGACCATCAATAAAATTAAATTCGATCAGGAAGCTGCTGCCACAAATCGTGGGAATGAGGAAATATTTGGATTCAAATCACCGAATCCACTTTTGAAACATCACGGATCTACGTTCACCAGTTCCATGGGATATCTTCCCGAACATAAGTGGATGAGTGAATTCGGCAGTTATTATGATGAGGAAGCCGGTATTCGTATTTTTGAAATATGGAATAAAATTGTCGGACTTCAACTTCAACTTATAAAGGCACACCTCGACAAAGATCAGAAGCTTTGCATTGAATTATGGCGCGAAGCAACCCGTTTACGTAAGACAATCACCCCTTTTGTATCAAAAGACGGTGTTTTGTTCATGCTCAGCAATGCGTTTGACAATGTTCATAACCTGGGATTTTCATACATCACCAAGATGTACCAAGTGATGGACACCACGACCTTTATGATCGAAATGCTGAACTATTATATTGACAAGGTAACTAACTGCTATTATGCCATTGACGAACGTCATGTCTATTACAAGGCCGATAATGATGACTATATCCGTGGATTGGCCGATAATAACGATTTTGACTGGGATGTGCTAAAAAAACGACATTCATTGTATGATGCTGATTGTGATCCTAACCAGCCTATTGAGATAACACCTGACTGGGGTAGTAAGATAAGTCTTATTGAAGTAAGTCAGGAACGCATGTATGACTTTGTAACAGGACTCATTACTAAGACAGACAACAATATCAATGAGTTCTATGTGAAGCCTGATAACAATGATGATAACATGATCAATACGTTAATGGATAACTTTTGTGATTACTATCGTGATCATAAGAAGAAGGTTGTTCGTTATACTGTTGATACATATGGTGACATACGATTGGCTAACTCAACTAAGACATACAACCAACATGCCATATCACGCCTTGAACGTAACCATTGGAAGGTAGAGATACGTAAGCACCCGGGCAAAGAGCCACCACACAATGACAAGTATCTGCTATGGCGCTACCTGCTCAATGAAACAGACCCATCATTACCTAAGAAGCGATTCAATGGTACACGATGCAAGTACACACTTATATCAATGAACAACACAGCCGTAATACAGAAGACATCAGGACTGTTTGAGAAGGATAAGAAGAGTGAAGCACGCACATCGGTACTACCCGAAGAAGCAACACACTTCAGTGATGCCGTTGATAAGCGCATATGGACTAAGTATGGCAATCAACTGAAGAAAGGATCAGCATTCATTAACCCACGTCTTTAGTTAATTAGTTGATTAGTTGATTGGTTGATTAGTTGATTGGTGATCAGTATCATCACATCAACCAATCATCACATCACATCACATCATCACTACTACTTTATACCCACTATTAAAATTCATATTTCCTTGACATTGTGCGGTTTTTAGTGACCGTGCGGATAGGGCGGGGTGGCCTTTGCTGGCAAACAAACGTTCAACTTTCCGGCAAATTGACACATTTAAATCCTTAATTGTTAATTAATTCCGTAAATATTAAAGTTTTTTAGTTTTTTAGTAATCTATGTAAATAATTCTTCTTTCTGTGTAAATCTTTTCATTGTCCTTTTAAAGGGTGGTGTTCAATCATAAATTTGTATCGTTAAAGCTATCAAAGTATGATTGAGAATAGATTTCCGGTTTCCGGATTAAGTGCTGAGTATGGTGATATCATTATGGATACTGTTACCGGGTCGGTGGCTGTTTCGGTGATGCATGTAGGTAATTTGTTGCTGTCGGAAGTCTATACACCCGATACGGATGGCAAAATTTACATTCATGAGCTGGGCACGCTTGCCATGCTGCTGAAAACAAACAATGACTTCCTGCTAACCAATGGAGTGGAATCGAATTCCGTAGTATTTAGTGTATCTTTAACAGAAGGTGTGCAGGTCATTACCAAGGATGTAACATTTTATCAATCAATTGTTGATTTTTCGGGTTCGCTGGATGTGACAACGCTCCGGATTATTCCGTTATCACGCATGACAAAGAAAATAACCGGTCCCGGACGAACTGAGTTTGTCAGTTTTTATGGTCCTGGTACCGTGAAAGTATATATTGCAAAGAAAGGAATTGATCAGGATGTATCCGTGACGCTCGATCTGTTGGTGATGGATGTTGCTTCGATGTACCGGATCAATGTTTCACCTGCAATGATTGCCACGATGGCAGGATGCCCGGTATCCGATCTGATCTATTATAACCTGTATACTTCTACCGATTGCATGATACGGTTTACAATGGATCAGCGCAATTACCCGCAAAAGCGAACCTTTGTTTTTCGAAATTGCTTTGGTGCACAGGAATCATTTACCTGTATCGGGGATGAAGAAAGTAGCCGTAAGTGGGAACGTACATTCGGGGTACAAAATAATAGTCAAATTCAGATAAGCCGTGACCTGGTAAACTCGATCTCGGTGAATACCGGGTATGTTGCAGCTCAGGCAGTGGAAGCGCTGGAAGATTTATTAAACAGTGACCAGCTGGCCATACTCGACGCTAAGGGATTTCAACCGATCGTTATCCTGGAGGAAGATTTCACGAATGGAAGCCGGAGGGATGAACTACACTCGTTTAATTTCACGTACCGGTATGCTTCGAATAACCAGTTTAGGACAACATACGCTGCCTTTAAGAAACCTAGGGTATTCGATGCCACGTTTGACGAAACATTTAATTAATATGGCACGGCCAACACACATACGACGTAACATGATGCTCCGCGAACTGGACATCAAGTGGTTGCCAAACGGAAAACGGATGTTATTCTCTGTCAAGTTTATAACCAAGTCCGGAGCGTTACACTTTTTCCCGATTGCCTGTTGCCGTGGATTGCGGTACGACATGAGGGATGCACGGCAACGGGGAATACAACCCTGTGATGAATTCGGTAACCCGATTGATCACGTGTATCCGGCCGGAATTGATGCGATTATACAATACAACCAAATGGAAGTAATACTTTAAAACTATGGATATATTATTCAGCAAAAAAGGCGCTCCGCTTATCATTACCTCGAATCATATTTTTGCTTCGACTACCGGAGGACCTGAAGGAATTTCGAAAGAAGAAAAAAAGAAACTGATCCAGACGGTTGATACTAAACTCGACCAGGACTTTACCACCCTGACTGGGATACGGTTGCTCAGCTGGGGAGTTGCGAACGACTTCCCTCAATGGGCTGATAAGATAATTACCTCTACTTCAGTACTGAATTCAGGGTTGAAGTTTATCCGTAACTTTACCCTGGGACAAGGGGTCTATGCCTGCAAGGTATCCGGATATGATGATGATGGTAATGAAATACTGATACCATATCCAAATCCGATTCCACAGCAGATCCTTTCTTCTCCTAAAATACGCAGGTACTTCGAACTGGCAGGGCGTGATTACTTTAAATTCGGATGCTCCGGGGTTCAGTTAATACCGAACGTTGACGGATCGCAAATAGTTGGCCTGAACGTGTTGAATGCTTATTTCTTCCGGATCAGCGAACGTGATACAAATGGTAATGAAAAATGTGTGGTATCAGGTAAGTTTCCAGAATCACCCAGTACAACCGATTTCAAAACCTTTGATGTATTGCTGGACTACGATCCGATAATGGATATGGATATTCGGCGCTTCGAAGGAAAAGGAAAAGAAAGCGCGGTATTTATGATCCGTGACTCTTGGAGTAACCGCGATACGTACTCAGAACCTGTGTGGCTTTCCGCTTTTCTGGCTGGATGGATAGATATAGCCAAGTCGGTGCCAAAGTACCTGCAAAAAGCCTACAAGAACCAGATAACCTGTAAATTTCATATCCAGATACCATATTCGTTCTGGGATAAAAAGTTCCCTGAAACATTATTCGATTCACCAAAAGAGCGTGAGGCTGCAATTGGTATGTACATGGATGACATTGAAGCCAACCTGCTGGGCGCTGAGAATGCCGAAAAACCTCTGTTTACCGCTTATGAACAAAGCGATATCACCGGAAAGGTAGAACAGGCATGGATCATTACAAAGATTGATACTAACAGCAAGGATGCTGACAAACTGGTGACATCTGCAGCTGCGAACTCTGAAATCCTGTTTGCCCTGATGATTAACCCCAATGTACTGGGCGCCGGTATGCCGGGAGGTACGTATGCCGGTAACCAGGGAGGGAGTAATATCCGTGAAGCATTTCTGGTGAACATTGCCAACGCCTGGGTGGACCGTCAGAACTTCCTTGATCCGATTGAAGTAATGATCAGGTACAATGGATATCCCGATTGTGCGCTACGTTACAGAAATACGATACTGACCACGCTGGATAAGGGCAGTGGAACAAAAAAGAACCTGGCGTAAATTGTCTAAACTATGATTTATGTGATTTAATGATTAATATGATTCTAAAACAACAGATATTTCTTCTTTCATAATTTTTGGTTTGAACTCTGATATCCGTTCTGGTCTGTGAAGATCGGAGCGGATTTTTTTAATGACCCCTAAGAACCCCTAAAGGGGAGTAAAAAAAGAAAGCCCCGGTATTATTGTATCGTGGTTTTTTATATCTTTGTAACTTAAAATTTGTACAAACCATTTAAATTAAAATTGTTATGAAAAAAGCTATGTTACTGGCTGTAATGGCTGTGTTATTTTATTCATGCTCTAAAGAACAAAAATGTAAGCAGTTAGTAAAAGATTATTTAAGTAAAAACTTAGATGATTTTAAAAGTTATGATCCGGTTGAATATTCAAAAATTTTTGCAGATTCTTCAACTTATTACGATGATAAAATATATAATCAATTAAAAGATTCAACAAAAAAATTAGAAATAAGGAGATACGGATCTGATTATACAGAGGTTGCTGTTGATACTGTAGCTACTGATACTGCATATCCTAACAGAAGTCCAATTCAACGTTATGATTTTTCTACAAAATTAGCAGATTCAATTATTCTATATATGGATAAACAAGAAATCTTCAGAAAGAATTTTAAGCCAAAACAGATTGGATGGGCTATAATTCATAATTTCAGATGTAATACAAACGGACAACCTAAATTACATAAAGCATTTTTTCGAATTAATATGGATTACTCAAAGATAATTTCAGCAGAAATTGAATAATTTTAAAAATAATCTCATTTTTATATTGCGGATTAAAAAACTATTCTGATATTTGCACCGCAAACAAATACAAGGGTATAAATATACCCACCAAACGAGGTGGTTTTTTTATGCCAAAAAATTAATCTTATTGAAAATATGGCGATGCCATATATCGGGCCGTGAAGAGCGGTGATATACCCTTGGGTTTGTTTGCAGCGATATATGAGCATCGCTTTTTTGTGCTCTATAATTAAATGCAAACAAACCCAAATGACAACAACCACCATCCGTAGGACTCGTCCTGCCCGTCCGGTAAAACAACTACCGGAAGAACTTACCAAAGAAGCCAGTCAGGAAACATCACTGGACCTACTTCGTGAATTTTATTTAGAAGCAAAACGCGAAATTAAAAAACGGGAAACTATTACCCTCCGGAAACGTACCACCGAAAAATACAACTCGGTATCATTTCTATGCGATAATTTTAGTTTAACTATTGATTTTACGGAAGGGTTTGCAGTATGACAATCATCAACGGAATGGAAGTAACTGACAAATTAGTTGATTTCCTGAAACAAATGGCACCTTATTCAGAAGGGAATGAAAGTCATGTTGATTCGGCTATTGAAAGCCTTTTTGAATTGAATGATTATCTGGTTGGTGCCCTTACAGAGGTAGTAACTGATGATATCGTAAAAATGAGAGAAATAAGCAATTACCTCATTAACGTGAAATCGTTGAAAGATGATTTGAAAGAATTGAACGGACTGTTGAAAGAATGTAAAATTGATAGAAAAGGAGATGTATCATGAACACATTTAAAAAGGGAATAATAAATAAAATGATTTTAGAATTACAAAATAATATTGAACTTGTTGATTCTATTAGAGAAGAATTAAAAAATAACCTTTTAAAAATGCCTCCACGTACTCAAATATTGGGAAACAAAGGTTATGATTTAGAAAGGGAAATTATGTGTTTAGAAACTGCAAGTTCCGAATTAAATGATGCTCTTAATGATTTAGCTGAAGCAATAAAATAATAATTATTATATTTGTATCGAAAAACAAAACATATGAAAACAAAATCCATTAAACCTCATTTTTCAAAACTCATTCATGAAACTGAAGAGTTGATATCAAAAAACTTAATGCAGGTTACTTCCGAAAAATTTAGTGTTCTGTTAGTAGAAGAAATCTGGAATCGGTTAGATGAAGCGGGTAAAACATTTTTTTTAAAAAATATGGTCACATATTGTAAACTAAAAAATGCATATGAACAGGAAGATTCTGTTGTTGATCCTGAGTTGAAGGTAATGATTAAGAATAAGGATCAAAAAGTTATTCTTTTCTGCCGGTTTAAAAATGATATTGCTGAGTTTATTGATATCCCGTAATAATTAAGACTATGAGTAAAAAAATAGGATTTGACCGTTCCGATGATCAGGAACCGGAAGAGGATGAACTTGAAAAGATTAAGAAACAGGAACGGCAAGCATTAAAACCTTTTATCCTGGCTAACTATCTTCCAAATGGACCCACCGAACAAAAAGAATTCAAAACATCCATGGAACTGCAGTATGAACTTCATGAGATGGTCGATTTTTCGACTAAAACGCTAAATCTTACCCTTGCTGAAATGGGGTTTAAAATTGAGTTTATTGAACATGTTCCTTTATGGGTGATGTATAGTCTGAACTGTAATTAATGTAATTAATGTGATTATTATGGAATTAAACTTGCTCGAAAGAAATATATTGAAAGCAATTTGCATGTCATCTTCATTTCATTTTTTAGTTATAGAAGACGTATATGATAAATGTAAGTCATTTGATAAAACAATTGAAATTTTAAAGACTTCAGCTGAACTTCATATTTCAGTTGAAGATGCACTAATTAATTTAGGTTATCGAATACAATAAGTAAACCTATAAGTTAATTAATAACTAAACTTTTAAACCCCGAACCTAACCAGTCCGGGGTTTTTCTTATCTGTGTAAATCCCTCCCTAATCTGTGTAAATCCTTTTTATGTCCTTTTAGTAGGTTGTGATCAGTTATAAATTTGTACAATCAAAATTATAAGATCATGATATTTTCAAAAGAAAAATGGGATTCAAGTAACGAGATTGCGCCGTATATCAGCGTATCACGTGCGCTAAAGTTTTCAACCATGGAGGCACCACTCCGGAATGCATTCGAAATGTTTTTGCGGACGTTGCTGGGTGATGCATTAATAACTGACCTGGAAGCGTATTATGCTGCCACTGATGCCACGGCTCCACAACTCCGGCTCCTGCAACTGGCTCAGCGTGCTAATGCATTGCTGGCGTTCTGGTATGATTACGACGAAATGCAGGTGATCATTGGTGACTCAGGGGCGAAACGTCAGGAATCAGACTCCGTTAAGACTCCGTACAAATACCAGGAACAAGCCTTGAAAAAAGGATGGAAAGAAAAAGGCTTTGCTGCACTTGATGACATGCTTACCTACCTGGAATCCGAAAAAACAACTTTCACCAATTACAAAAATACGTCTGCCAAAACAGAGATAGTCCGATCAGCTGCTGAAGTGGATGGTTATTACTACATATCCGGAAGCCGTATTATATTCCTACGCCTTCGTCCTCATTTCCGGAACGTGATTAATACCCTGATTGCTCCGCGCATGAATACGATCTATACCGATATGATTACTTCACTATCCAGTGACACTCCGGATGCAAAATACCTGAAACTTCGTGAAACGTTGATTCCGGTAGTGGTATTCTACGCCGTTTCCCGCCTTATGCGTGAGACAGGCAGTCTGACTGATAAAGGTCTGTTTTTCGAAACTTTGAAGAATACCGACGACGCTGTGAATACTTCCCTGGTACCGGACGAACGCATGACCAGTCAGGCAACCATGGCCGAAGCGGATGCACTGGCATACTGGAAGATTGCTGAAAAGATGCTGACAAAGGATTTCCAGTATGTTGGTAGTACCGGATCAAAGATTCCTAAACGTGACAACAACGATAAAAAAGCATTCTGGGCATAAAAATGATTTACACAGATTTAAAAAGGATTTACACAGATAATAAAGAGAGATTGTCCACAGATTACGCTGATTTACACAGATTAATATGAAAAATGTTAGGATAGAATATACACGTTTCCACTACCTACACCGACAGGTAGATATTAATGTTCCGGAGCGTTGGGAGGACTTGAATTGTGCCCAGTTCGCTACATGTGCCGGTATATACATCAAACCGTTGGGAGATGTTGAGTTTATAAGCCGGTATTTTGGTATTAAAAAGAACCTGGTTAAACGAATGAGTAAATTCGAACAATACCGGTTGACTGAGTTGGCCGGATTTGCCACGAAACCAAGCGGAACGGTGAACTTCTTTTATATGGAAGAAATACCGGGGACAAAATTGCTTTCACCGGCCGGTAAATTAAGGGATGTAACCTTTGAGCATTTTAGCCTGTTTGATACCTTCTTTTTTGACTATGCCAACGAACCTACAGAAGATAATCTTTGCCGGTTGGTGGCTGCCATCTACCTGAAGAAAAATGAAAAGGTAACAGAGATTGATTTTGAAAGGCGTGTAAGACATATTGCATTTCAAGTGGATAAAGCAACACAGTACGCTATTTTTTTGAATTATGTTTTCCTTCGAGACTGGCTGAGTAAGACCTTCCGTTTTATTTTTGAAAAATCGGATTCGGAAGACGAGAAACTTTCCCAAAGTAAAAGAAACTTTGGAAAAGTTGCTAAACCAGGACGGCCTGACTGGAACTCAATACTCGACAGCCTGGTGGGTGATGATATCCTGAACTACGATTCATACAAGGCAATGAGTTGTATACTTGCTTTTAAAACGATCAATAAACGACTAAAAGAATTCAAGCGAAATGGTAAATAACCAACTTTCCGATTTTACGGACTATATTTCAAACCTGTGTGTAAAGCATGTGGATATTCTTCATGTGCCAGGCGATGAAGACCACCGGCACTTTATTGAACTAAACGACGAACAACAACTGCAGGAATCGAAAAGTATCTGTTACCCACTCGTAGCAATGGACAAACTGACCGTATCCTACAATGGACAACAGGACTCCCCGCTTAAAAATCGCTATGTTGAAATTATGTTTATTGACAGTGTGTCCGACACCGGTGATTTTATCCGTATTCAGGAAGTAAAGAACTCCATGGAGCGCATTGCTGAAGATTTTATCAAGAAAATGAAAACGGATCGTAAAGACCGTAACGTATACCCATTCCTGAAATGTATGGTACTATCAAATATTGAACTGAATTTTATTGAAAACAAAGCGATTAATCTGTACGGTGCGTTGCTGTCGTTTAATTTTGAATTGCCATTTAGTGAAACTCTTGAAGTTGGTAGGTTTAATTAAAGAACCCCTAACCCCTAAAGGGGGATAAGAAAGACTTGTCCTTTTTATGGAATATAAGAATGAATAATTTTGTATAAAAAATAACGGATATGACATTTACAGAGATATTACAGAAAGCCGGACTAATCAAAAACGAAACCGTAGAAGAAAACAATTCGGCTACGCGGATCGGTCAGATGTATATCGATGTGATTAATTTCTTCAATGATTTAGGAAATATACTTAACAATTCATTTAGCACCGCTATATCTGCCGAAACATCTGCCCGTAATAACGCCATTTCAGCCGAAGTAACTGCACGCAATTTAGCAATTACCACCGCCATTAATAATTTAAAGAATGGCGTTCCCCAGGCATTCGACACATTAATTGAAATTTACAACGAACTGCAAAGAGATGATTCTGTCACTGCCGGAATTATCAATACCATTGCAGGGAAAGTCGACCGCACAACTCTTCTTTCCATCACCAGCGCCCCTGATCCACGTGCATTGACACTTGGTCAAAAGTACTACGATTCGGGAATAGATAAAATATGCACAATTTTATTTGATTCCGAAGGTGGTGAAATGGCTTGGGATGCCGGGGTAACTCCTACAAATGGGAACTTGTATATGTTTGGTGCCAGTAATTATGTATGGAACGGAATGGCACTTATTGAGATAGGCGTTGATTCAGGAGGTGGTAGCGGACTTATGACCGTTGAAGCCAATACGCTTGCTGATTTTGATTCTATTCTTGCTGTTGGTGACTATTCGATTATAGGCGCAATACAAGGGTTCTATATTGGTAGTTTTATTTTCCCGATGTTAAAACAGATGGTTATCTGGAATAATAAAATTTACATACGCGAATGCAATGATATAACCGGCGTATTTACGTTTCCTGAGTTCAAAGAGTTGGGTGCAGACATTAAACCGAAAATGACATTTGTCAGCGCGAATGGACCTCTTGATACGGTAGGATTTGACATTTTTTTTATTGCAAACGGAACTACTAACCAGGTTCCCGCTCC